ACGCAGGAGTATTCGACGTTTTTATTCCTAAGGATGACGGCTCGGAAAATGACAATATAACAAAACAGTATTTTAAAAGATTTACTACAAGTGTTGAAAAGTCGAATCCGGGATATATATGGAATTGGGATGAAAAATCACTTATTGGTAAAATATTTGGCGGCGTGTTTGGACGTGAAGAATTTAAGGCGGATAACGGCGAATATCACTTTGTCACAAAATGCAGATTTGCAAATTCTATCGACAGGATTAAAAGCGGCGACTTTACTATTCCTAATGATAAACTTACAAAAGAACACAGAAATAATACTCAAAACAATTCCGGTTCTTCTGCGCTTGGCAATCTTTCGGATTATGAAGAAATCCTCGGCGACGACGCTGTACCGTTTTAAAATGTAGCAAGGGGGAGTTAATATAACACAGGAACAAATAGACGCCGTTGATTTGAAAAGCGCGGAAGCCGAAGGAATAACCGGGGTAATAGAACATATAGCTCTTTTCAGCGAAAGCAGCGAAGAAAGACTGCAATCCTTAACAGCGCTTAGAAAAAAAGCGGCAGAATGTAACAGACTTAAAGAATTCGACGGATTATTATTTGATTATAAGGTAGATAATTACGAATATCTTACACAGAATCAGATAGATTTGTCATACGATTACTGTCTTGAGGATTATTCAACTACGGCGCCTTATGAGGAAATAAGCAAATATACAGACCCTTTTGAAAAAACGGTGCAGCTTGAATGTGCGGCGGTGAAAGCTAAAAAAGCCGGATTTACTAATTTTAAGAAAGCGTTTAACAATTATGAAAAATCATTGCGTCTTATAAAGGCTAAATCCGCTGAGAACATAAACATAACTCACCCTACCGATTTTCCCGAGCAGCCTTTAGAGCTTGAGGCGGGGCAATGGAACTGCGACGCCTACGGAGTTTCCCGAACCAGACTGGACGCTCAGGAGATTGCCTGTCTGCATCCGATTATACCGGTAGAACGGCTTGTAAACATTGATACAAACGAAGAAAAGCTTAAAATAGCGTACTTCAAAGGCAAACAGTGGAAAAAAATAATAGTGGGGAAAAACGACCTTTTCGACGCGTCGAAGGTTATCAAGCTTGCGGCGGTGGGAATATCGGTTACAACTAAAAGCGCAAAGCTGCTGTCCGAGTATTTGTGCGATATAGAAGCCTTGAATTATGATTCCCTGCCTGAGCACAAAAGCGTTTCAAGACTGGGCTACATAGGGGACGGGCAGGACTTCTCCCCTTATGTGGAAGGATTGATTTTTGACGGCGACGCGAATTACAGTACAATTTACAAGGCGATATCACAGAAGGGAAGCTTTGAAAAATGGTTAAATACCGCGGTTAAATGCCGGAGCGACAGTATAACGGCGCAGATAATGCTTGCAGCTTCATTTGCAAGCGTGCTTATCAGTAAGATCGGGGGCTTGTGCTTTTTTGTTCATCTCTGGGGAGTGGAATCGGGAACGGGCAAGACGGTCGCTCTTATGCTGGCGGCGTCAGTATGGGGGAATCCGGCCATAGGACAGTATGTGCAGACATTTAACGCTACTCAGGTAGGTCATGAAAAAACCGCGGCTTTTCTTAATAATATCCCTATGTGTATTGACGAGCTTCAGCTTTCGAAGGACAGCCACGGAAGAAGTAAATTTGATGTGTATCAGCTTTCGCAGGGAGTAGGAAGGACCAGAGGAACAAAGACCGGAGGTATCGACAAGCCGCCTACATGGCTGCTCTGTATACTTACGACCGGAGAATCGCCTCTGACAGCCGATAATTCCGGCGCGGGAGCCATTAACCGAGTAATCGACATAGAGTGCAAAGCAAAGGACGCGGTCGTAAAGGACGGAATAGGAGTTACGCAGGTTATAAAGCTAAATTACGGTCATGCCGGTAAAATATTTATTGAAAGCCTGACGGACGAACGTATAAAAAAGGCGAAGGCGGAATATGAAAAGCTTTTTAAGGAATTATCCTCAGGAAGTACGACAGAGAAGCAGGCTATGGCGGCGGCGGCAATTCTGCTTGCCGACAGGCTTGCGGATGAAATCATATTCAAGACGGGGAATCGTCTAACGGTAAGCCAGATATCAGATTTTCTGAAATCCAAAACCTCTGTATCGGCAGGAGAACGCGGTTACAGCTATATGTGCGACTGGGTAGCAATGAATTCTAACAGATTTAAAGCCGACAACGAAAATTCAGACGTATACGGCGTTATTCAGGACGATTGGGTATACATAAACGGAGCGGTATTCCGAAAGGCTGCAAAGGACGCGGGATTTGACGACAGAGCGCTGCTTTCATGGCTCAAAACCAACGGTCTTATTCTGACAAGAGGGCGAAGATTTACCCGCGGAAAGCGAATTAACGGCGTTAATGTGGAGTGCGTGGTAATGAGACTGCCTATGGGCGAAGAGGAAATAAATATTGAAGATTACGAAGACTTATTATAATGCGGCGTCGTTTGTGGCTCGCTTGTGGCTTGCTTGTGACCCGTTTGTGGTACAAATCTCAGGGAATAAACCACGCATTTGCGAGGTTTACGGGACGTGTGGCACTGTGGCACATTTTCCCCCTATATATAAGACATATATACAAATATATTATAATTTCCTACTTTTAATAAAAAAAGTTTTACAGACGAGACAATGCGCGATTTTGTGCCACAGTGCCACAGCACGTTATAAAGCACGTAAATGCGAGGGTTAAGCTGTGGAACAGCAGTGCCGCAGAGTGCCGCATGTGTCACACAAAGGAGCGATTAAAAATGACATTAAACGAAGAAATGAAAGAAGCTGAAGAAAAAGGGTATAAATTCATACCTCCCTACAAGCTGAATGAAATGATGAAGCTTTCGGGAAAAATAGTAAAGATTTTGACAGATTATAATATCCCCGTTACTCTTTGCTATGACGATATGAAGATCGTATTGAAAATGGCAAACTGCGCTCTTGAACAGGGAATACAGCAAAAGGAGCGATAAAAACATTGAATATTAAATTAAGAGATTATCAGCAGGAATGTATTGATATTCTGTCAGATAAAGGTCCCGGACGCTATCTTGTACAGATGGCTACCGGATTAGGAAAAACGGTTACGTTTGCAAACATAAGACGTTCGGGGAGAATGCTTATTCTTTCCCACAGGGAAGAGCTTGTAAGACAGCCGCTTAAATACTTTGATTGCTCAAAGGGAATAGAAATGGCGTTGGAAAGGTCGTTGGGCGAAGAAATAGTATCGGCAAGCATACAGAGTATAGCCCGAAGGCTTGACAGATTTTCTCCCTGTGATTTCAGTACCGTTATAGTCGACGAGGCTCATCATTCAGCTGCCAAAACCTACAGAAAGGTACTTGATTATTTTAAGCCGGAGCAAGTGATCGGATTCACGGCAACCCCTAACAGAGCGGACGGCGCAAGACTTGACGATTTATATGAGGAAATAGTATTTAAGCGGGATTTGAAATGGGGTATAAAAAACGGTTATCTTTGTGATATTGACTGTAAACGTGTAGATATAGGCTATGATCTTTCTCAAGTACATACAAGCCGAGGCGACTATGCCCCCGGAGAGCTTTCCGAAGCAATGAGCGGTACCGAGGACGCAATTGCAGAAACATACCGCAAGCTTGGAAAAGGAGCCGTTTTGATATTCGCCGCCAGCGTAAGCCACGCCGAAGCTATTTCGGAAAGAATACCGGGCTCGGCCGTTATTACAGGTAAAACGAAAAACCGCGGGGAGATTATCAAAAGGTTTACCGAACGAAAAATACCATGTTTAATAAACTGTATGGTATTTACGGAGGGAACCGATATACCGTTGGTAGAAACGGTTATAATTGCAAGACCTACCCAATCGGAAAGTTTGTATGCTCAGATGGTCGGCAGAGGACTGAGGCTTCACCCCGAAAAGGATAAACTGACGCTTATAGACTGCGTAGGAATAACCGGCAGGCGTTCGCTGTGTACGGCGCCGTCGCTGCTTGGAATAGATATAAGCGGAGTTCCGAAATCACAGCAGGATAAACTTGAAGGCGATCTGTTTGAACTGCCTGAAAAAATAGAAAGGGCTTCCGACGTTCCTTCAAGCTGGATCAGGAATATTGAAACGGTAAATCTTTGGGCGCAACGACAGCAATACGAGCTTCATAATATCAATTTTTTTCAGATGCCCGACGGAAGACTTGTGTGTAACCTCCCTGAGGGAAATAAGTCGATACCTTGTCCGGACGAGCTTGGAAACGTAAATATCAACGGTATTGAAATGGATATGCAGTCGGCAATAGATATGATTTTTACCGACTTAAAGGAAAATCATCCGGCAAGCGAATATATCTGGAATCTTGAAAGAGCAAAACGCTGGGGACGCAAGCCTGCCTCAGAGAAACAGAAAAGTCTGATAAAGCGTAAATGCAAGAGGTACGACGGCGATATAGATTTTGACTGTCTCACTAAATTACAGGCTTCACAGATATTAAACAGAGTTATGGGAGGTTAGCAATGAATGAATCACAGCATCAGCGGATGTTAATTAAATGGACCCAGCAAGCGCACATAAGGAGAAAATATCCCGTTTTAAAGCTTCTGTATCATATTCCCAATGAAAGACAGTGCTCTCCGGTACAAGGCAGACTTCTTAAGCTTCTGGGCGTTAAATCGGGAGTTCCCGATCTTCATCTTCCGGCGTCAAGAGGCGGGTATCACGGACTGTATATCGAAATGAAAGCGGATAAAGGGAAAGTATCAGAAAATCAAAGCTGGTGGATAGAGGAGCTTGAAGCCCAAGGATATAAATGCGCAGTCTGCCGCGGATATGAGGAGGCAATTAAGGTTTTGGAGGATTACTTATGCGGACGAGTGAAATAGAAGCGTCCGCCGCTAAAAACAAGCCTATTCCTAAATACATGACAATTCCTGAAATGTGTCTGTATACGTCGCTAAGAGCATTATACTACAGTTTCAGGAAAGGGCAGATAGAACGGGAAGACGCAAGAATCGAAAAGAGCATTCTGATTTCAAAATGCGGCGAGTTCGAAAAGGAGTATTTAAACTGGTGTTCAGTTTATAAGGCGTATCAGGATAATATACGTAAAGCCGGATCGTTACTTAACGAAATTGAAAAGTCTGAAAATTTATACGACATCGCCGTAAACGCATGCGAAACTATATCCATAATGACCGGAGACGAAAGT